TTTTGTTAACCACAATGCACTTGCCTCTTGTTCTTTATTGTATGGGTCTTCAGAATCGACAGCACCATCGGGCAATAGCCTCGGCTTGATGCCTTTTCTTACCAGCACCCCTGAAGGAAGGAAGTTGTTCTTTGCGTTACGGTGTTTTACCGTTGAGACACTTTCCTCAGTGAGCATATCGGTAACAACAGGATCGAAAGGACAGACAGGATATTCAAAGTCACCATCGGCAGTGTAATACATCACTTGTCCGATGTAGTTCTCCGGGCCGCCTACCTCAATAATCTCGTTAGGAACTTTCTCCGGCGCAAACCTGTTTATATATTCTATCTCTGACTTTTTAAAGGATTTACCTGTTAGTCCTGACCAATCAGGATAGACGGCTATCCGTCCAGTGTAGTCTTTATCCTGGTCAACTTCTAATCGACACTGCTCAAAAGGAATATTTAGATATTCTATTGCTATGCCTCGATAGTCATATTTGACAAGAAAAGAGAAGCCATCAAAGCTGCGTAAGTCCTTAGCGGCCTTCATCAGTAGTGAGCTGACATGCTCTCCATGTCTATTTATCACCGCATCGTTAAACGCCGGATCAGCAAAACCCTGGCCACGAACAAACTTAACATATATATCAAAGCAAGTCTTGCCCGTCCCGGAGCTGCCAATTATCTGTAATACCTTCTGAGGGTAATCATTACCATCACCGTACTCCTTAATACTTTTATTTCTGGAATATTGGTTCCGCTCAACCCTCGGCGTCGGTTTTGTTGCGGATATTTTCATTAGGTAGAGGCATTAAGAAGTTTCTGTAACTTTACTATCCCTGTCTTTGGATGAAACTTAATACCCTTGTCTCTTAACTGATTCTTTGTATTTTCCAGCTTCTCGGCTACGGCTATCACAGCCATTTCCTTCTCGATATGTCCGGCAAGCTCCTCGTTAGATAACCCTTTAGGATCAATCTTTAGCTTATCAGCTTCTCTGAGTAATATCTTGCGTGCCAGCCAGTCCGGAGATTTGTTCTCCGCTGGTTTTACTGGAGGAATGATGATTGTCGGGCCGCCCTTTCTTCGAGGTCTAGTGATCTTGCCTGGTACACTTGCCGTGCCGGGTATGACTGAGAAGTATTTCCTACATTGAGGATTATTCTTCAGATGCCACTCTGCCAGTTCGTCGGTCAGAGTGTCGTTAGTACAAGTCTTCTGGGCATTACTAAATGCCTGTAATAGTACTCCTGCTTTAAGTGCGTACTTACTTGTTGTCATTTTGTATGTTTTAAATTTAAACAATTTATAAAAAAGGAGGCGTTAACCTCCCTTATATTATGGGCAGCATGGAGCCACAAGGCTCTCTAGTGCTGCTCTTGTCAGTGCTAGTGTTCCACCTACGAAGTATGTACGTGGTATAAGAGACTCTTTCAGTGTGTCGGAACATCCTGCTGTCAGCATCCATCCACCGAGCATCTCTTCGTCGTCAACATCTCTGACAGCTTCGTTGATCTCGATACCAAAGTCCCATCCGAGAATCTCAAAGACAGTCCTTCCGGCAACCTCACCGGCTGTCGGGGTCAAATCTTTGTTATAGTTGTTCTCGATGATAGCAATAAAACGGCTGTCTTTTGCGTTCTCGATCCATAGCTTATCTTCCGGCGTGTTATCGAATATCCGAAATACCAGACCATGTTCCCAGTTCTTTTGGTACTTTGTCTTTACCATCTCTACTGTATGTCCATTTGAGAAGTTGTACCCTTCCAAGCAGTATGCGTAACATGGAGGAGATACTGTCTCAAAAACTAACTGAGTACAGAGCAAGGAGTTATCCGTGTCAAATGTGCTCAAGTCCTTATCTATACAGTCGTAGTTGATAAAATATACCTTATCCTTAATACCCGGCACAAGATTCGCACAGTTTTTAAGGATACACGATACTATTTCATTACATCCTATTGTCATAATATTGCGTTTTTAAGTTCCTACCTGTACCAACCGATCATCGATAATCTTCATATCAAAGGCATCGGTAGCCTCTATCCTGTTATACCTACTTCTCTGATCGTAGGACGTATTGATCTTATCAAACAGTGAGGTACATACCATCCCGATATTAAGATTCGATTTGGTAGTGTAAACTACCCTATGCGGGTTATTGTAATAAGTACCATTGTTCTCGTAAGCTCTTATCCACTGATCCCATAAAGGAATAGTGTACATTGTGATTCCGTCCCATTTAGTGACCATCAGACCATCTTCCATGTAAGTGATGTCATAAACTACTCCAAGAGCCTGAAGTGCTCTCATAAGCCTCTGATTGACGGATCGTGTTGCAAGGAGTATTCTATCGGTCTGTACCTCCAGCTCTGCTACTGCTGCATCGATAACTGCATTAACAGCAGTGTACATAAGCCCCGGTGTAGCAACTGTGTCCTGGAGGGCATACGTTATTTGATCGTTACCGGGAAGAGCTGTCAGTTTGGTTGCATCGGCAGCATAAATTACTGCCAACTGTTGGAAGAACCCATTAAGGACGTTCCAGAAACTAACATCAAAACCGTCGGTGATAACACCTCCATCTGATACATTGGCGGCATTCTGATCGCCAAACCATGCGTTACGGAATATCATCTTTTCGATGTCCTTAATAAGAATGTTAAGAATAAATTCAAAGACATCCGTATTGGTAAGATCAAAAAGATCAGACCCGCAGTTAAGAGATAGCTTCATCAATGAATCTTCCAATTCATCGACACACATATCAACAATTATCTCCAGGTATTTTGGTTCCCATGTCTTCTGGATAGCTGTATCTTCGTAGCATTGTGCTGTCGGGTTACAGTTCTGGCGTGCTTTACCCACCAGGCCAAACGTACCGGGTATAATACCGATTCTCTTGTCGTTCTTTATGTTAGTATGGAAGGTGTGGAATAAAGTCAACACCGGACTTTCCAATACTGCTGTGACCACCATTTCATTCAGTGAGCGAAGTTCATCCGCTGTGAAGTTAAGGGCATCTAAATTAAGCGTGTTATTGCACGCAGGGCTTGCGCCCGCTGTTGAAGCTGGCATAATTATCTATTTTTAGCGTTATCAATTAATCTCTGTGCTCTCTTTTCCTGAACCGTTTTAAGGTTTATTCGGCCTACTACATCGGGCTTACTGAAATTCTTCTGTCTGCCTTCCGGTGACCATGAGTTTTTCAGGTTCTGTAACTCTGTAACGAGCTTTTCACCTTCTTCTTTTACGACGTTAGCGGCTTCAACACTTTCTTGTGCGGTAGCGTTTGCAGCTTCGAGATCAGTAATCTTCTGATTTAACGTCTCGATCTGCTCGTTGGCTTTCTCCAGCTCAGTCTTATCCTCTGCCGGAGTGTCAACCTTAGATACTTCACCTGAGGCAATGGTGATGGTTTTGCCATCTTCCATTACATATGTCCCGTCAGGAGATGCTTTATCTCCGACTGCCGGAGCACCTGATTCTTTTTCCAGTGTGAACTCTTTGCCATCCTTATCTTTCAAGGTCTGGGCAACGGGGTCAACTCGCGATAATCCAAGTGTCTTTATAGCTTTCGCAACAGTGTCACCTACCTTATCCATAAATTTTACTTCTTCATCATTTGTCATTGACATTACTTTACTTTTTATTGGTTTCATATATGCGTAAGCCACTACTGGCTTTAATATTTCTGTTGCAAATCCCAGCGAGAGCATGTCATCGGCTGATAATTTGGTTTCTTCTTTCATGTACTCTGCTAATTTGGACTCTTCCGATCCTGTTCTCTCTACATAAAGATCGAGTATCTTTTTTTCTTCATCCCGCATAGTCTCAGCAATCTTCTCCAGGTCATCAGCTTCGTAACTCCCTGCCATAGTGTATTCAGGGATGAAAGGATTGTGAATCATGCCATCAGCATTAGCCATCATCTGGCGTGTCGATCCTGCTAAAAATATAATTGTAGCAATCGAATAGACTTTACCTTCGCCTACTGTCGTGATTTTTTTACCTGAATTAACTAAAAGGTCATGTATGTTCCATCCTTCCTGAACGTCACCGCCACGAGAATTAATCTTTACGATAACCTCTTTAGCTGATTTGTTCTCATCCAGAAAGTCAGATACGATTTTTGCAGATATGGTTTCATCGGTGACATCGAACATCTCCATCATTGGATCGGGTTCGCCAATATCACCGTATAACTTAAGAATTGCTTTGTCTGCCATATAGATTATATTTACTGCATTTGTAAAATTAACCTATACGTTTCGATATTATGGTGAATCTAATTGTACAGCAACAAAAAAGCCCCTCCGGGATGGAGAGGCTAATTACCTTGACACGACGTGACTTGACCTGACTCGACTTGACATGACGAGACTTGACAAGACAGGACTTATTTTATATTCTCAGGCAATACAGGATTTAAAGCATTTGCCTTTATAACATTTTTTAAATAGTACTTACCATTTTCAGCAGCTACCCGGATAGCACCAAAGGCAGCACCAATAAAGTTAATTTGCTTTTGCTCCTGTGGCGGTAACTCATTATAGAAAGCGATACTGACATTTTTATATGTCCTTTCTGCTTTCTTCACTGCATTATCTACTTTTACAAGCCTTCCTACAATTAATGTAGATGCGGTTTTTACGCTTGCAAGCTCAATACCTACTCCACGCAAACAAGAATATTCACGTTTGAGTTTTTTACACGCTGTACGAAGATATGACTTCCCAGCTTGTTTATCCATTTTTACGCCAGTGTCTTGCTCTATCTTTTGATAACTCAATATCTGACCATGTTCAACATCTTTCAAATAATTGATAAGTGTTAAACTGTCTTCTGAAATTTTTGCTAATGTACTCATTTTAATAATTTAATTAGTAAATAAAAAAACCTTGACTTGACTTGACGAGACTTGACGCGACAGGACCTGACTAGACACGACATGACTTGACATGACCTGATTTATTCATTCCATTTAATATCAATAATTTCAAACCTTCCATAATAGCCACAGTTACGAGGGCGGAATCGACCAACACCGATAAGCTGTCCGGAGGCTTCTAACACCCTTACGAACACCTCCTGAGTAATTATGTCATCAAGAATATAATAAGTTACTGTACCCTCCCAGTTATGTATCAAAGGAAAGGATTTCATTACCCTTGTAGTACCCCCTCTTCGACCATCAGCAGGAACAAATACGTTTTCACACTCAACTGTATCTTTAAAAGCATCAATCAATAATGGCTCTGTCACCATTATGCCTGCATCAAAATTTTTCGTGTAGGTTGATTTGCCCTTACCGGGTATCTGAATATTAAGATACTTTGCAGCCTCTTTTATTGATACTGCAAATGACATCGGAGGTATAAACACTTGTCCTGTTCCCGGCAAAGTGTGCATTTTTTCTCTCCATGTTCTTGTCTCATAATCCTTGTGTAACTCTTTGTCCTTCTTAGCAGTTTCATGATACCTGCCTTGACTGTAAGGACTTGTGCTTTTAATTTTTACTTGTGCTGTTTTCATTTTATAAATATTAAAAGACAGCCCTTTCAGAAAAGATAGAGAACCCGATATGCATCGGCATCATTTTCTTACTTGGACTGTCAATTAATTTTTGCATATTTTGAATGTTCTCTACAACAAATATACACAATTATTTTGACATACAAATATTTTACATATTATTTAATATTCCTTCGCCATAAACAATAAACTTACAACCTTTTTTATCCAATGCCGTCACCAACCTATTAAA